TAATTTAGCTAAGGTGAGAAACATTACACCTTACCAACAATATGATTTGCAGGAACATACTCAAGATTTAGAACGAGATAAACTTCATATTATTGCACAGGAATTAGAGCGTTATAAAAAAGAATACAGCTTAATTGATTTTAACGATATGATTTTAGAATTTATAAGATCAGATAAGTCTCCAAAATTTGATGTTGTATTTATTGATGAAGCACAAGATTTGTCCTTAATGCAATGGGATATGACAAAAACTATTTGGAATAAAACAGAAGATACCTTTATTGCAGGGGATGATGATCAAGCTATTTTTAAATGGGCTGGTGCTGATGTAGATTCTTTTATAGCTCTGCAAGATCAAATGATAAATCTTCCTCTTATTCAATCACATAGAATACCTATGAAAGTTCATAAACTAGCTATGGGTATAATAAATAGAATTAGAAATAGAATAGATAAAAATTGGAAACCTAAAACTAATGAAGGAAGTTTACGTAGATATTTTGATGTAGATTCAGTGGATATGTCTTCTGGTGACTGGTTAGTATTAGCTCGTACCAAATACATGTTAAAAGAAATAGAAGATATTTTATATCGTAAAGGATTATACTATGAAAATAGATATAAAAGAAATTATGAGAAAGATATGCAAGAAGCAGTTACAGACTGGGAACATTTAAGACAGGGACAATTATTATCTTATAAACAAATTGAAAAAATATATAGCTACATGAATCCGGAACACGCTGACAAGAATAAATTAAAAGGAATGGTTAAAGGGTCGTTCTATGGCATTGATGCACTAACCAAGGACCACGGATTAAAAACTAACACAGTTTGGTTTGAAGCTTTCAATGATGCCGGTCAACAAAGAGTAAATTATTTAAGAAAAATGAGATCTAATGGAGAAAAATTAAATAAAAAACCTAGAATAGAATTATCTACCATTCATGCAGCAAAAGGTGGTGAATGTGAAAATGTTGTACTCTTAACAGATCAAACAAAAACAACTATGAACACCTACCAAAAAAATCCTGACGATGAAAGTAGATTATATTATGTAGGTGCAACCCGAACAAAAGAAAACTTACATATAATAGAACCAAAACAACCAGATAAAGGTTTTATACTATGAGTATTTGGGATAAACAACACGGAGGATCACATTACCAAAATTTTAAAATTCAACCCAGTAAATTTGTAGTTGAAAATGAGTTGCTCTTTCCAGAAGGATGCGCTATAAAATATATCTGTCGTCACAGACTGAAAGGAAAGAAGGAAGATATTTTGAAAGCCATACATTTTTTAGAGATGATACTTGAAAGAGATTACCCAGATGTATAATCCATTACCTCCACGCCTTACCATAAAACCCTCTTTAATCAATGGTTTAGGACTGTTTGCAACAGCAGGTATTGCTCAAGGAACAAATTTAGGAACGACCCATATTCAAATTGATGGAAAAATTTTTAGAACACCTTTGGGTGGTTTTATTAATTGTGATGAAAATGCAAATTGCGTTAAAGTAGAAATGAAAACCGAAGGTTCTATTACTGACAAATGGAATCTAGTAACATTAAGAAATATTACTAACGGCGAAGAACTAACATTAAAATATACATTTTACGATATAAAAAAAGATTTTTTAGAAGAAGCCGAAAAAGAAAAAAAAGAATTAGAAGAATCATATCAAGAATCTGTAAGACAAACTAAGGAACGTACATGATACAAGCACCTCTATTCTCACCACAAACAGAATGGCTACCGCCAGAAGAATTTCCAGATTTATCTAAACACGATGAAATCGCCATAGACTTAGAAACTAAAGATCCAGAATTAACTAAAATGGGTTCAGGTTCCGTCACTAATAGAGGAGATGTTGTTGGTATCGCTGTAGCTGTTAAAAATTGGTCCGGTTATTATCCCATTGCTCATGAAGGTGGTGGTAATTTAGATCGTAAAAAAGTTTTAAAATGGTTTCAAGGTGTATTAAATACACCAGCTACAAAAATATTTCACAACGCCATGTATGACGTTTGTTGGATACGAGCGCTCGGTTTAAGTATTAACGGTAAAATAGTGGACACGATGATTGCATCGGCCTTAGTTGATGAGAATCAAATGCGCTATGACTTAAACAACTGTTCAAAAAGATACACTGGAAAAGGAAAGAATGAAACAGAATTATATCAAGCTGCACGCGATTGGGATCTTGACGCCAAATCAGAAATGTATAAACTACCTGCCATTTATGTTGGCGCTTATGCAGAAAAAGATGCTGAAATAACTTTTGAACTTTGGCAAGAATTAAAGAAAGAAATTATTCATCAAGATTTAAATTCTATTTTTCAATTAGAGACTGAACTTTTTCCCTGCCTCGTAGATATGCGATTCTTAGGAGTTCGCGTAAACGTTGAAGCTGCTCAAAAATTAAAAGAAGAATTACATAAAGAAGAAAAAGAGTTATTACAATTAGTAAAAAAAGAAACACAAGTAGATGTTCAAATATGGGCTGCACGTTCAATTGCGCAAGTCTTTCAAAAACTTGACCTACCTTATGACACAACTGAAAAAACAAATTCTCCATCATTTACTAAAAACTTTCTTCAGAATCACGCCCACCCACTCGTGAAACGAATCGCCCGAGCCCGTGAAATAAACAAGGCTCATACCACATTTATTGATACCATATTGAAACATTCTTACAAGGGGAGAATACATGCAGAAATAAACCAATTAAGAGGTGATAATGGAGGCACAGTAACCGGAAGATTCAGTTATTCAAACCCAAATTTACAGCAAATTCCTGCAAGAAATAAGGAACTTGGACCACGGATTAGGTCGTTATTTGTGCCCGAGGAAGGCCATAGATGGGGTTGTTTTGACTATTCTCAGCAAGAGCCTAGGTTGGTAGTGCATTATTCAGTTTTACAGAATCTCTATGGAGTGAACGAAGTATTGGAATCATATAAAGGGGGTAATGCAGATTTCCATGACATCGTTGCAGACATGGCAGAGATACCTAGATCACAGGCCAAGACTATAAACCTTGGTCTGTTCTATGGTATGGGAAAAAATAAATTACAAGCAGAGTTAGGTGTTAGTAAAGATAAAGCGGAAGATTTATTTAGACAGTACCATAACAAAGTTCCATTTGTTAAACAATTGATGGACGCAGTCATGCAACGTGCACAAGAGTCTGGTAAGATTAGAACGTTACTTGGAAGACTATGTCGGTTTCATCTATGGGAACCAAATCAATTTGGAATTCATAAAGCCTTACCACATGATGCAGCACTCGCGGAACACGGACCAGGGATCAAACGTGCTTATACTTACAAAGCTTTGAATAAACTTATTCAAGGAAGCGCGGCTGATATGACAAAAAAAGCAATGTTAGAATTATATAAAGAAGGAATTGTGCCACATATACAAGTACATGATGAATTAGATATATCAGTTAGTAATAATGCAGATAAAATAAAAGAGATAATGGAGTCTGCAGTAACACTTGAAGTTCCTAATAAAGTAGACTATGAATCTGGCCCTAATTGGGGTACAATAGAAGAAAAATAAACGAGGAGTATGTTATGGAAAAAGCAAAACAATACGCCAAAAAAATATGGGAATTAGCTAAGGCTAATAAAAAAATTACAATTGGCGTAATAGTGGTTATTATAATTTTATACGAACTAATCATTAAATAATTTATCATGCATGGCTTATTTAAATGCAAATATCCCTGTAATGTATGCACAGATCAGGAGAGAATATCTCTATGACCTTAAAGAACATTATGGAGAAGTTGAAGACTGTATTATATTTGGCATGGCATCTATTACGGGACGTCCTATCCTCTTTCATGCTATTATGGAGAACGGTGCTGTATTCTATCGTCTCCCTATTTCAGCCTTCATTCAAAGAGGATTCGATATCAAAGAAGTACCTCGGCCTAGATTGGACGAGTTGGAGCTTTGGAATTGTTTTAGTTATTATCCTGCTGTCACTTCTTTCGATATCTTAGATGGACAATCTGGAAAATATTTTGGAAAAGATAAGAAAACCCATCCGGGTGCATACCTTTTTACAGTTGACTGGGCACACCCAGAGAGTAATATAGTAGATACAGATCATTCTGAAATACCGCACGAACATAAGTGCGCGCACATACTTGCATTAGATGATGGCAACTATGCAGCACAACCTAACAACCGTATCCTTTGGGATATACCTTCGTTTACCGTAAAGGATGAAGTACCTGATTGGAAAGTGCAAACATCAGAATGGAATGTAGAGGATACGCGTAAATGGAAAACAGAAGATACCGATAGGTTCTTCTACGATATTGAGGAAAATAATGACTGAACGATTTTGTAAAAAATGTAATAAAATGTGCCACTGCCCAAATGCAGAAGGTGAATGTACCAACTGTGAATGTAATGGTAGAGAAGAAGATAAAAGTTTTGAAAATGATGGTGGCTTAGTAATAGATGACACGGGAGAATGTGAAAGTTGTCAATAATGAATGATAAAATTATTACTGCACTCTTAGCTATTCTTATTGCCCTTTCCGGATGGTCTCTGACGACCACAGTTGGGCTTAAGTCAGATGTTGCAGTTCTTAAAGAAAAGGTATCGGGTATTGAAAATGAAATACAAGACATTAAAACTTTTAAGAAGCAGAAGAAACGCAAGAAAAAGAATACAAACAACTGAAAAAGCCATACAGGCTTTGATCATTGGCCTAGCATTGGCTCTAGTTTTTTTAGCTGGATGTAACTACAATATGGTTCCCCACGAGACAAAAATAGAGTATGGTACCACAGAAACGGATTCTAAGAATGATAAGCTTCAACAAAAGCAATCGGTGACTCAAACTTGGAAATGGAAAAAACATGATTGAAAAATTAATGACTTTACTTGTTGGAATCTTGTTGGCGTTAGCCGGCTGGAGTCTATCTAGAACATTTGAACTGTCTACTATTCAGGCAGTACATGAAGATAAAGTACAAAAATTAGAAAGACATGTAGAAAAATTACAAGACAAGATGGATCAAATGATGGATTCAGATGAAGAGATTATGGAACAACATAAAAAATTATTCGAAGCTTTAGAAAATCAAGCCTCAAAGGGATATAGTTATAACTAATGGCACTCAAGATTTCAGACGAAGCAAAAGTACAGATGCCGATGAAAACGGTTGCCAGTTTGATCGCCCTCGTCGCGATAGGCACATGGGCTTATTTCGGGATC